TAGCGCATATTTAACTGCCGCGTTGCCCTCATCGAGCGAGCGCCAGTTAAGCTCGTAGACGCCGACCTTGTGCGGCGCCGACTTACCTACAGCAATAAACACGAAGCGGTCAATCTCATGGCCAGCCAGTGTCATCACCCTGCGGTAAAACTGATCTTGTATGTGATAGCCGAAGTTCGCCGCCTGCTTGGCGAAGCCCTCCGGCGATGGATCGACCGTCGTCTTTAAGTCGATCAGCGTGGCAATGTCCTTGCGCCACCCGTCTGGACGAGCGCGCATATCTACGCCATATATCTGGTCACGCGCGAACACGCTGGCTTCGCACGTCATGTTCGACGTGAGGAGCTGCGCTGCGTCGGGGTTGGCGCGGACGGCTTCTGCCATGCCCTTGGCTAAACGATAATCGCCGTCAGTGAGGAGCAGCGCGCCCGCGGCATCTGCATCGGCTTTCATCTCCGTCCACGCCTTACCGCGGCGCGTCTCCGGCCCGCACCAGACAGTGTCGGCCAGTAGCGGCTCGAACACGAATGTGTGCGTGGCTGTCCCTACGTCGAAGGCGGCCTTGTGCTCGCGCTCGGCGTACTTGTAATCGAAGAGGCTTTGCAGCGCGATCGTCTTAGCGCCTGACGCGCTGAGCGCGTCGCTCGCGTGGTACTCTTCGTTCGACATGTCGTAGCGTATGTTGGTCATTCTAGCATTGCCCCATAATGTGCGATCAGCAGCGCCTCGGCGCGGTGCTCGTCTTTCTTGCGTGTGAACTGGTCTGCGACCTTCGGATACCACTGCTGCGCAAGCCTGCGCGCCGCGTCCTTGTCGCTCGGCAGGCGCAAGCCCTTCTTCCAGCCGGCTGGCGTTAGGATCGTGTAGGGCGTCTTTGTGAGCGCCACTGTGGTCACGATCTGCCCGTAGGCGTAGCCGAGCTTAAACGTAGACGACACGCCCTGCTTGGGCATCGCCTGCTGCTTCTCGACGAAAATGTGGTCGATGTCGACGCTTGTAAGGATCTCGTGCAACGCCGTGATGTCGACCCCGCCCTCGGTGTAAGTCGGGAGGTCGTGCACCTCGGCGAAGCCGCTCCTGTCGATCAGCGCCACGCCGCCAGTGCGGTAGCCGCAATCGATGCCGGCGTAGACCTTAGACGTCATAGCCAACGTCCTTGAGCAAGTCGCGCAGCGCCGCCTCGACAATCAGCGCCTGCGGCATCCGCGTTAGCTTGCTGTAATCGGCCAATGCATTTGCGACCGTCTCGCTAACGCGCGGCCCGATCTGCTTTAACTCTTCGTCGTGTTTCATTTTGACTGGGGTGATCATATTAGCTCCTATGTGTTTTCCCGCTGTTAGCATAAAACTAACAACGGGATCAACTTGGCAAGATTAGTAAAGATCCTGCATGTCGTTGTCATAGATGTCCTGCCACTTCTGGCGATACTCTGCGTCGCGCCTCTGCTGGTCACTGAACTCTACGATTTCATCTATTTCTAAATGCTCAAAGTGGTTTGGCTCTACTTCAGCTATCGCGCCTTTTTTTATCAGCGATCCAACGCAGCCCTTTACTTGAGCCAAGGTTAGACCGTCACATTCGTCCAAAATTCCGCTGACGTGAACGCAGTAAATATCTTCGCTCTCGATTGCGTTTTTAATACCGTTGTAAACTTTTGTTTCTAGATCTGTTAAAGTCATTGTCATCTCCTTCACTGTTTGTACTGTTAACTTAATGTTAACAATTCAATACTTCAAGAGAGGTGGGCAAATTATTTTAATTTATTTTTGGCTGTGGTATAACTGTATGAAACAGAGGCGCAGGACAATGGAAGTAAATTTCGAGATGATTGACGCAATTATGCAGTGGATTGTGCTGCCCGTCGCTGGCGTAGTCGTGTACATGTTTAACCGACAAACGCAGCATCACACCGACATCGCCGTCCTGAAGACGCAGCATGACGCCAATAAGCTGGCGCACGATCGCGAGATGAAAGAGATGAAGGAAACCATCAAAGCGATATTTATGAAGCTCGACAACATCGAACAGGCGCTCAGAAAGTAATGCTCTGGGTGTTAATCCACGTTACATTAGCGTGGATTAACACTCCGCTCGGCCCAGTCCCCGCCGTCGTCTGCGTTTATTCTTCACCCGAAATAGAGTATACTCTGGCTAAGTATCAGCCGCCGTGGATCCCCTGCGCGGAATATAGGAACGTATGACATGGCTATTCTGGAAAGCATTGCCGCCGCCAACGCGGCCTACAGCGTCATCCGCACCGCGCTCAGTAACGGCAAGGAGACAGCCAACCTCATGAGCTCGATCGGCAAGTTCCTGTCGGCTGAGGAGGACATCAAGTCCGCCGTCGAGCGCAAGAAAAAGAGCCCGCTGACCGCAATCACAGGCGGCGAGGAGGGCGACTGGGAAGAGTTCCAAGCATTGGAAGACATCCGCCAGAAGCGCGTTGAACTCGAGAGCTGGTGCCGGCTCTACGCTCCGAGTGGCACTTGGGACAGGTGGGTGTCCTACGAGGCCAAGGTGCGCACGCAGCGCGCCGAAGCGAAGAAGGCGGCCATAAAAGCGCGAGAGCAGCGCAACGAGCAGATCGCGATGGCGCTGGCAATCACGGTGGCGTTCTTCACATGTATCGCCGGCCTGTATTACATCGGCGAATACATGGGCAAGTGGTGATGAAAGACGAGTGGAAGGCTATTCTGGCATATGTGTACGCCTTCATATGCTTCTTTGACTTCGTCATCGTGCCGAGCTGGATTGGCATTAACCGGCCACCGATTGATGATCTCGCCTACTTGAATATCGAGAAGTTTCGCCAAGTGTGGCAGCATCACCAGCCCTTCACTCTGCAAGGCGGAGGCATGTTTCACTTGGCGTTTGGCGCACTGTTAACGGGATCCGTGATCAATGGCGTTGGAAGAAAAAGGGAATAAGTACGTCGTCTACGATAGCAGTGGCCGCGTAATCATCATCACCAAAAACAAGAGGATTGCAGAGCATTATGCCAATAACACCTGAATGGCTCGACAAGTGGCGCATCTGGCCGCGCATGATTATTACGCTGTACGGCGTGGCGTTCTACCAGACGACGACTTGGTTCATGGCGCTCGACATGCCCACAAACGCCCAGAGCGCCTTCGTGAGCGTCATCGTGGGCGCTGGGGCAGGCTTTTTCGGCATATATACAAATAGCAAGTCATCGGCTAGTATAGCGCCAGTCAAGAAGGAGGCTTGCAAGACATGCGGAAAATAGACACTCTGATCGTGCACTGCACGGCGACACGCGCGGCGTGGTGGGCAGACCGCCGGCCGCAGGAGAAGGTAGACGAGGTCAGGAGCTGGCACGTTGAGGAACGCGGCTGGAGCGACATCGGATACCATTACCTCATTGACCGAGACGGCACGGTCGTCGAGGGGCGCCCGATCGAGAAGACAGGCGCCCACGCGAAGGGCTACAATAAGACGTCCGTCGGCATCGCGCTCTTCGGCGGGCACGGCGGGCATGAAGACGATGCATTCGACATGCACTTCACGCCGGAGCAAGACCGAGCGCTGCGGAAGCTGATTGCGCAGCTACGGATGGAGTATCCATCAATTAACTCAGTCATGGCCCACAACGAAATTAGTGCAAAGATGTGCCCATGCTTTCAGGTGACGCCATGGCTGAACAACGTACAAGAGAAGCCAAAGAAGCAGAAGACGCACATCGCCCAGTCGAAGACGGTTCAGGCATCGACCATTGCAAAGGTTACGTCTGCCGCTACACCCCTTGTTGGTGTTATCGGTGGGCTAGAGTGGCAGAAGCTGGCTTTGATGGGAGTGTTCGCTCTGGTGGGTATGGTAGCGTTAGGGGTGGTCGATATGGAACGCCTGAAGAAGTGGAATAAGGGTCAGCGCTGATGTTTATGTTGGCCAGACTGAAAATGTACTTGTGGATCGTTGGGGCGGCTCTCGTGGCCGTCGTGACGGTGTACTTCCGCGGAAAGGCGGACGGGCGCCATGACCTCGAGTACGAAATCAAAGACAAGCGCCTCGAAGATTTAATGGAGGCCAAGGAGATCGAAGATGAAGTTGAAGCTCTTGATGATGATGGGCTCGCTGAGCGTGCTTCTAAGTGGGTGCGCAACAATAACGGGC